CGGTGCCAACATTAGTGGCTTAACCCCCCCGGGTGGTGTCTTGAAGCTAGACAAGTTCTCTAACGAACCCCAACTGCATTCCAAGCGTGGGAAAGGTGAAATATAATAAATTATTTATTATTAAATTAAACAAGAAGACAACACTCAATGGAATGTAGAAATGAATCAAAACGCACATTGACTAATGCACCACTGCCCCAACAATGATGCACAAGTCACGAATGGGAGTGCCACGTCCCATCCTGCAATTAAAAAGTGTTTTTACTGAATCACGGTAACCGTGGAGGACCCTTCACACGCCCCCAGATACTCAAAAGAGGCGCGGGGAATACCTGCTGAATTGGATGACGAAATATAGGTGGCGGTACCATTCTCTGCGATGGTGGCCACAGGGCGAATACCTATGAACAATGAGAACCAATCATCTACGTCTGCTACATAAACTTGGGTGTCCAGATCCAAGGCCATGTCACAGTTTTCGCTCGCTCCAACAGTATCCAGCGTCTTGAAGCCTCGCCAAGCATAATATTGGCTATACACCCCAACAGGGTTGCCAAGCGAATCCACCCCCACATCTGTGGTGTACGTGGGAATCGCGTTAGCGAGAGAGCTAGATTTTGGGAACCTAACTATCTCAGTGGCAAATTCAGCCAAATTTTGCCAATCTCCAGGTACAACGACTCTGACCCTGTACAGGCCGGTACGTTTAAACTTGAAGGTGTGTAACTGAATTCCGGATTTAAGATTGTACTGCGCCCCACTAGAGGGACTAGTCCAGTTCAAATCAGATGTGCGCTGAACACCACTAACAGCGGTGACAAGCGCAGATCCCATCACGCTACTGGGCGCACTGCCCATGTAGTATGTCATGGAACTACAGCTAGCATTGGCGGTGTTGTTGCCATAATAGAGAGTGCTGATTCCAGAATTCCACTGTCTCTGCTCCTTCGGAGTGAGAGTGTAAACGGATTGCGTCTCAATGGCTGGTGACGTCTGCGGATTGGAGAGCCTAACAACGTACTCAATCTCCAGAAAGCCCACGGATGTGTTATCAACACCACTAGAAGTGGCGACGATAAACCTACCCGCATCATACGCCGGATATGATGATACGGCATTAGATCGGGTAAGTAGCTTGCGTCCCTTGACCTGAGGGGTCAAGTCTAGGGTAACGTTCTCACGTACAGGACCAGTTTGGCACAATGCTGCATTTCGCGCAGACTGAAATGTGGCTGGCGGTGTTCCCTCTGGATTGGGATCATACGCCATAATAACCTGGCCATTGGTGAGTGAAGAGCACGTAGTTTTGAAGTGGACTCGAAGTGTTTCGAACTCATAGTTATCGTATTCCTTTGCCACGCCAGCTAGCCAGGCACCCAAAGGTGACCCATGACTATAGGCAGTCAAAGCAGGTTGGACAGCGTATAGATCAGACACTGTAAATGCTGAACTAACGGTCAAATTCTCCTTGATGATTTCGGTGTGAGACACCACAGTGCCTTTGGCCGTGGTGTTCAACTTAGCAGGCCTGGCGCGAATAGTATTATTCACGGAAAGCGCTGCTCCGCGTTTCGTTTTATCGGACCCCATACGGGCAGTCCGCTTTTTCTGTTTATTCTTAATGCCAACCTTGCCGTTAGCCATACTATCTATATCGTGGTATCTATATGTATATATAACCATTACGGGCCGCAAAATAACCCCACACTTTCGGCGGCGCCATACATTGCCTTAACGACAACGCTAGGTGGCAAGGCCTCGTCAAACCTTCTCTCCATAGCTTCCTGCATGGCGGGCGTAATTCCAAAAGCTCGATAAAACGACACGCGTGCTTCGGGAGTCACCAATCCTGAATGGCTTCGTCCTCGTAAGCACAACCGGTAAAACCCGGTATCACGGGTGAGCAGGGTGCGGGAGGGCGCATACCCTTCCCCTGCACGATTGAATGCGTTATAAAAGGCTCGGTAAACTGGCATATCACCATACAACGCCAGTCCCCCAACACCAACGGACCTGCACCACCGGCGGTATCCAGCTATGGTGTCATCTCCCAGACAGATTGTGTCTTTGCACAATGCTGCCTCAGGCTGTCTCACCATAAGCCAAACACTGCCGTTCCACACTGGTTGCATTTGACAGAAAACAATCTGTTCAAACACATCCACCGGTGCTTCAAACTCCATCTCGAACCCAGCGTCTAAAAACCACGCTTCAATGTCCTTACGGATGGTACCGTTGTCCAGCAGTTTCCACAAATGCGCACGCTCTAAAATAATGACGCAATCGTCGCCATTATTTATCAGGTCACACTGAATGCCAAACTCCTTGGCCATTCGGTGAACCAGTGTGCACATTATCAAGCAATTTCCTAACCCGGTATTCATGTCCCCGCTGGCCCTCACTCCTCTGGTGTGCATCTCAATCTTGTATCCACCATGATACGCAACACCATAATTGCGCCTCTGCTTTTGCAAAAGCTTCGTGAGTTCTCTATCCCCAGCAAAAATTGCTTGGTAAATTGAATGCTCATATATCAAAGCATCCTCTGAAACATGCTGATCGAAGCGGCTAGCGTCAAGCCCAACTGCAACTGGGTCAGAATATCTGTCCCACTTACGTCGCAACTGAGCGGCAACCCCCTCGACTGTTTCACCCTTCATAACCACCTTCTCGTGGTCTTCATATCCCCAAATCTCTGCTAGTGCATCGAATATCTTTTCCTCAACGGCTCTAGTATATCTTCCTAATGCTAGGTTGTACACTGGGCTTCGCGGTGATATCAATCGGGGAGCAGGGTCGCACTTCTTCGTAAAGTTGATCTTCTCAAACTTCACGAACAATTTCAACCATCTGTCCTTGTCAATCCATCCCCGCTCTTCATTCGTCTTAGCGGCTGCTTCATAGATTTTAAGCTTGCTT